GAATTGCAACGCGAGATGACCGCGCACCCCGAGAAGTTTCGGGGCTTTTATGAGGCCGTGCTCGTCGCGGGCGTAGTCGTGCCGACGGTCTTGCCGCGAGGGCAAGAGGCCGACCCCGAAAAGAACGAGGTCAACACGTTCGACTTCGGCCTTGAGGCCGACGCAATTGTCAACGCTATCTTCAACTTCACGCGCGGGGTCGACGAGGCGGGTGACGCTACCTTTCACGAAGGCGGCGACGAAGGCGCGCCGGAAGGAACTGATAATAGTTGACAGGCTCGCGAAGAGATACGGCGTCTTGCCGAGCACGGTCGTCACCCTCGGGCTCGCGGAGTTTGAGTTTTGTTACAAGTGTGCCGAGGCCGGTGCCGACCAAGACGGCATTGACTTCGGGTAAATAGAAAGGCGCGCGATGATTGGTCGCAACGTCATACAAGTAATAATACAGGGGCACGACCAAGCGAGCCCCGCCTTCGCGAGTGCGGGCGCGGGCGCGAAGAAAGCGGGCGGGCTCTTCTCGCTCGCGGGCGTGGCAATCGCGGGGGCGGCTCTTGCGATTGCATCGGCGACCAAGAAGTCAATCGACGCGGCGAACGCTCTCAATAAAGAGATGGCAAACGTCGGTACGTTGATACCCGAGCAAGCCGGGCGACTTCTCGAACTACGTGACGCGGTGCAGGACTTGAGCGTCAGCACGAACCGTTCGACTATCGACATCGCGCAGGGCTTGTACATGACAATCTCGGCACTCGGCGACACGGCCGAGTCGATGAAGATACTCGACACCGCCTCGCGCTCGGCGACCGCCGGGCTCGCAACGATACCCGACGCGGTGCGACTCATCACCGGGGTCATGAAGGGGTACAACGACGTGTCGGCGGTAGCGGCCGAACGCGTCGCCGACCTTGCCTTTGAAACGGTGCGCCTCGGTGTTACCACGTTCCCCGAGTTGGCCGACTCAATGGGGCGCGTGATACCTCTCGCGGCGGCAATCGGCGTTTCACAAGAAGAACTCTTCGCATCGTACGCGACACTCACCGGCGTCACCGGTAACGCGGCAATGGTATCGACGCAAATGTCGAGCATCATGCGCGGGCTCTTGAAGCCGACCGACGACATGAAACTCGCACTCTACAAACTCGGGCACGCGACGGTCGAGGACATGATTGCAACGCGCGGCCTCAACGGCGGCATGCGCGCGCTCATCGCGACGACCGACGGCACGAGCAACTCACTCGCGAAACTTTGGGAGAACGCGCGCGGTTATCCGGCTCTCTTCGCGCTCACCCGAGAACAGGCCGACACGTTCGACTTTAAACTCACCGAAGTGACGAACAGCATGGGCGCGCTCGACCGTGCCTTCGAGGCGCAAACCGAAGGCATCAACAAGCACAAGGTCGCGCTTGAGAGATGGCAAAAAGCGAGCGGCGTCATGCACGAGACAATCGGCGAGGAACTCGTGCCGGTGCTCGGCGAGATGGCCGAGGTGCTCTTGCCCGTCGTGGAACTCATGACGAAGTTCGTCAAATTGGCCGCGAAGATTAAAGAAATACGCGAGAAGACCGAGCCTTCAGAGATTATCAACAAGAAGATGCTTGAGGGGGCGGTGTGGCTTCTCGAAAAATTTAACAAGATGACCGACGTCGCGCCGAAGAAAAAGCCGAGCCTTGACCCCTCGACTCTCGACATGCCGGTCGGTCAGCAGTTGACCGACGCGACGAACCTCACGGCCGCCGAGAAAGCGTCGCGGGCGGCGAAGCAACACCTCTTCGACCTCAAGCAAGAGAACGCGATGCTCGAACAGATAACATTGCAGGCGACGAAGAACGTCGAAGAGCGGCAAAAGTTGCTCAAGATTGAGGCCGACATCGCGGGTTACAACGAGCGGCAAGCCGAAGCGGTGCTCGCCGCGCGCACGTTCTCGTTCGACATGATTACCGACAAAGAGACAGAGCAACCCCTTGAGCAAAGCGGCACATATAAGGCGATGGAAGACACTCAAGCGATGCTTGAGTCGATGACGCTCACAAGTGCCGACGCGGCTCACATCATGAGCGACAACTTTGCGATGTTCGCCGACAGCGTCGTCATGGGGTCGGCCTCGGTCGAAGAGGCGTTCTCGCAGATGATGAAAAGTATATTTTCACAGTTCATTAGCACGGTCATAAAAATGATGGCTTTCAAGGCGTTGTTTAAAATATTCGGCGGGCCTCTCGGCGGGTTGGTTCCGATGAACGAGGGCGGCGAAGTCATCGGTGCGGCGAACGGGCTCGAAGTCATCGGCGGCACACCCGGCCGCGACTCGGTGCCCGCGCTCATCGGCGGCGGCGAGGCGGTCGTGCCTTCGCCTCTTATGTCTCGTATGCGAAACTTTCTTGACCGTGCCGACGCGGGTTTTGCCGGGGGCGGCGGCGGGTCGGTAAACTTGTTCACTCTCTTCTCGACGGGCACCGAGGTCGAGCGCGTCGTCATCGGCGACTACCTCGCGCGCATCGGCGAGGGGTACGCGCCCGACGTTATCGAAGGGACTTTATAAGATGGAAAAACTATTGCTCACGACCGCGTACGACGGCATCGGCTTGTCGCCCTTTGTGTCCCTCGACCTCGCCGACTACGCCGAGCCACAACGGGCGGGCGACAACAACTTCGACGCACGCACGACGACACCGAGCGGCAAGGCGACGACGTACGCGCGAGCGAGACGCGTCAATATTCCCGTGCTTATCGACAGCATGCCCGCGAGTGACGTCGCGATACTCGAAGACATGAAGCGGCGACGCATGTCGGTCGCGCTCTTGCCCGACTACGGCGAGCACACCGAGTTTGCCTCACCGGGCGAGCGTGACGCCGACCCGCTCATCGGCGAGGCGACCTTCGGGCGCGCCTCGGCCGCGACGTACGTCGGTGACGACGGCAAGATATACGAGGCAAACACGAACGCCCCGCGCTTCGAGAGTTGCGGGGTCGGCAAGGGCATCTTGCTCGAAGAGGCGCGAACGAATTACCTCTTCCCCTCGCACCCGGCGAGCGGCGCGACGGTCTGGTTGTCGTTCGCGGGCACGCCGGGCGTCATGTTCGACCCGAACATGCCCTCGAACGTCGACGGCGAAGACGGTGTCACTCGCGTGCGTATGGCACAAAGCGACATCATCTCGATGACGACGACGGGGCTCACGACGACGAGCCCGTACTCAATCACTTTTTGGGCGAAGGGTCGCGGCTCGTTCGTGACGACGCTCTCGGGTTTTACCGATGGCGAGTCTCTCACCGAGAGCCTCTCGATGACGTGGACAAGGTACACGATACGCAACGCCGTCGCGTCAATCGTTGCGCCCTCGGTGTTGATAATTGCGAGCGAAGACGACACGATGATATACATCTCGGCGACTCAAGTCGAAGAGGGCAAATACGCGACGTCATACATACCGACGACGACCGGCACCGCAACAAGGGCAATTGACGAGTACGCCGCGACGGCGCTCGGGGCGATGAACGCGCAAGAGGGTAGCGTGTCAATGTTCGTGCGCTTGCCCGAGCGCGACGACGACGACTCGCCGGTGCGTATGCTTTGGAAGTTGACCGGCAACTTTCACGGCAAGATTGCCGACGACGGCGACATCGTCTTTGTGTACTCGGGCGCGCCGGGGTACGTCTCCGTCGTGCCGACGGGCGCGGCCGGTGACGTCGTGCATCTCGCGTTCGTCTGGAAAGACGACTATATTGCAATAATCGAAGACGGGGTCGTGCTTGGCTTCGCGACGACGAACGCGCGCTCGATTGACAACACGGCGGCGGCGCTGTATTTTTACAGCACGACGATGGCGCCGAACACGGTGCTCGGGAATATACGACTCGACGCGGAGTTCATCGAGTGGCGCACGAGCGAGAGCGGCAACGAGTACGACAAATTCAACGACCCCGCCTTGCTCTCGTTGTACAAGACGACGCAAGGGCGGCGGTTCGAGATTACCGACGACAACCTCTCGTCGCGCCGGGGCAATCCGGCGTATTACGTCGGCGGGTTCAAACTCGCCGAGGTCGATAGCGACGAGAATCACGTCATGACGGGGGCGTAACAATGGCGACCCTTTGGAGTACCGAAGCGAAGGCCGCGCTCAAGGCGGGGTGCCGGGTCAAGACGTCGGTGTATATCGACGTCGAGACAGGCACGACCCCGGCGTACGGCGCGAACATCATCGACGTCACCGACTACGCCGTACGCATTGGCGCGATAGTGCGCTCGTCGTCGGTCGTGTCGAAGAACTGGAAAGTGCCGCCGGTCGTCATCACGGTCGACAATTCGAGCGGGTACTTCATGACGAACTTCGTCGAACTCGCCGACGGCGGCACGGCGCACGGCTCGGTTGAAAACGTCTTTACCGAGAGGCCGAGCGGCGAGGCGAACCCCGAGGATTGCATACTCACGGTTGAGTTGACGGTCACGCTCGCCGACGGCACCGAAGAGACGCGGGAGATACACCGGGGGCTCATTGAGAAAATCTCTTTCGCTATCACGAAGGGCGGCATCACCGCCGAGTTGACCTCGCAAGATTTTATCGTCGCGAAACTCAAGGCCGTACTCGACACTCTCGTCGACGGCACGAGCGACACCTATACGATGCCCGAGGAGTAAAAAAATGGCACTTCCCGAGACAGACCCGTACGCCGACACCGCGCCGAACATAACGACGTCGACGGGTTGGGGGCATAATTGGCCGAACCTCGAAGGCACGAACTTCTCGGCGCACGTACGAGCGAAGCACGTCGCCTTCGGCGTCGACATGCCCGTCATCGAGGCGGTCGAGGTGCGAAAAATTGACGGCTCGGCGGCGTCGTTCTTGCACGGGCACACCGAACTCGGCTTGCGCTTTCCGTACAACGACGTCGAGATAGCCGAGGGTGACGAGATAACAGTGTACAACCCGATGCAATTCACGCGACAGAACCCCGCGCACATTGTACAGTCGACCGCGTTCTACGGGTGCGGCGTCGAAGAGGCACACATCGACACGGCGGCCGTCGACGAGGTCGCGACCGAACTCTCGACCGACTACCCGCGCACCGTCGCGTTGTTCAAGTCTTCGTGCCTTGAGATATTGACGAAGATGCTCGAAGAGACGGGCGTCATGTTTATGTATATCGACGGGCAAGCGCGCCTCTCGGTCGGCTTGACCGACTTGCAACCCGACGGGAGTGACCCGGCATATTGGAACGGCACGAGTGACCCCGACTTTCAACTCGAAGACGGCGAGTTCACGGTGCTCTCGTACGGGCGCGTCGTGACCGGGCGCAAGGTGCCCGGCTTGATACGGTACGGATACGAGGGATACTTGAAATATTTTGACATCGGCGAAGTTGCCGACCGCGCCTTTCCCGCGTACAACGAAGAGTGGGAAGAGCCGAGCGGCGGGGCTGATTGGGGCATACCCGACTCGATGAGACTCGGCAACAATTATGACGCCCTTCACGTCGACGACGGCCGAGACGACCGAGGCACGTATGCGGTGATGAGCGACTTCGTGATGCTCAAGATACGACTCGGCGGGCAAGGGGTGTACATGGACATCGGCAACTCGATACGGCCGTTGTCGCCGGGGCTCAACCTCACCGGGCTCGACGGTCAAGATATTTTCATAATCCACGAGCACGCGTTCGACCCGATGACTTTCGTGACGACGATGACCTTGCTCAAAAAAGCGACATGGACAACATGGCCGATTTAATTCTTCGCGCGTGCAACGGTGTCTTGCTCGCGCTCGTATACTAGGGGAGAAAGGGGCTTTCCAGTGAGGGAGTTTTTTATGCAATATTGGGGGCTTATGCTCACGCAAGGGGTGACCGTCGGCGGGTTGCTCGTCGTGTTGTCGCGTTGGAGTGCGCGCCTTGAGAAAGACCTCGAACGCAACGCCGAGGAAATAATGAAACGCATGACGCGAGAAGAGTGCGCGAAGGTGCATGCAAAGTGTGACCGGCATCTCGACGACAAGTTCGTCGAACTCTCGAAAGAGAACAGCGACAAGTTCGGCAAATTATGGCAAGCGTACACCGAACTCGCGGGCGAGTTTAAAGAGACGCGCGGCGAGTTGACGAAGGCCGTGTCGTTGCTCGAAGACGGGCTCAAAGAGATGCGCCGGGCGAACGGTAACACGAGGGGCAACTAGTGAGTCGGCCGACGGCCGCGCTCATCGTCGGGCATTACGGTCGCGGCACCGGGGCGACGTACCCGCCGCACGCCCTCGCGACCGGCGCGGTCATCAAAGACGAGGTCGCGCTCGCGAACCGCGACGCGGTCAACGTCTTCGGCGAACTCGCGCGCGACAACCTCGTCACGCCGCTCATTTTTTCAATCGACCGGCACGTTCCGGTCTGGAAGTACGTGCACCTCACGACGTCGATACAACTCGACATCAAGTTGCGTTGGATTGAAGACGTCAAGCCCGACGTCGTCGTTGAGTTCCATTACAACTCTTTCAGTGACGAGAGCGTCGAGGGCAACGAAGTCGTCGCCGCCGGGCTCACCCCGTTCGCCGGGGTGATGGCGCACGCGCTTCACGCGCTACCGAACAAGTCGCGAGCGACGAAGGTCAAGAGGCTCAAGATATTCAGGGCGACCCCGCCGACGGTCATCGTTGAGCCCGCGTTCCTCGCCGAGAAGAGAGTCGAGTCGATACGGTTCGCCGCAATGGTCGCGGTGGCCGTCAAGCACGGGGTATATAAGTACCTCGGGAAAGGGTGACAGATGACGCCGCTCGAAGAACTCAATGCGAAGGCGGTCGCCGAAGAGATAGCACGGCGAGCGATTGAACTCATCGAGAACGACGACGACTTCGAGACGAACGTCGAAGACCTCGCGAACGATTACAAAGAGAAAGTCGAGAGGTCGGCCGGGGTACTTGCCCGGCTCTTGAGTGACAAGCCCTCGAAGGGTGACATCTTCAAGCGGTCACTCGCTCGCGGCATCGCGGTCGCTCTTCCGGTCGCGACCGGTGTCGGTGTCATGCTCTTGACCGGGAACGCAACGCTCGGCACGGCGGCGGCCGGTATAGTCGTCGGTGCCGAGACGGCGGCGAAGGTACGCCGCGAAGTCGCGAAGACAAGAGGCGAGGCGTCGCCAAGTTGGGCGAACGTCGCCGGAAGACTTGCGTCGATTGTCTTCGACATTATCAAACTACTCACACGAAAGGGTACACAATGAACACCGCCGAAAGAGTCATCGCTTCGATTGACGAAGCCGATGACGTGACCGAACTCATCACGAACGAAGTCGACAACGCCCTCGAAGTCGGCGAGTTTCTCGCCGAGGGTGCCGAGGCGGGCATGTCCCTCTTCGGCCTTCAGAAAGATTTGACCCGCGAAGACTACACCGAAGCCGGTGTCTTCATCGGGCTCGGGCAGGCGACGAAGGCACTCACGAATAAACTCGTGTTCGAGGACGGGTCGCGCATCGCGGTCACGTACTCGGCCGTCGAGCCCCCGCCGGTCGACGACGAAGGCGACACGCCGCCCGAGTAACACGCATCACTCGCCTCGCGCTTCTCGCGCGACAGTCGCCCCCCTCTCGGGACTTCCGGCTTGAGAGGGGGGCATTTTATTGCCCGAGAGCAAAAGGCCGGCGCTTGCAACCCCTTCCCTCTATTGGCTTTCCCGACTAAATAACTTTTCTTTGTTTTACCTCTTGACATCATGATGCCATGAGAGTATACTATGTATAGAAGTTAAGAGAGACGCCGGGAGGCAACGAACCGAAAGGGGTACGAGATGAACGACGAGAAGAGAATCACCGAAGAGAAGAAAGCCGAAACGATGAGGTTCGCGAATCACCTCGGGCACACCGACGTCAACCCGTTCGAGATAGTGCGACGCGTCTCGGCGAAGACGCTCGACATCAAGCCGATGACCGCCGTGAAAGACCCGAACTTCAAGCCCGAGTTTGTGCCCGGCGGCTTCGCGGCAGTCTGCACAAATCAGTACCGGCAAGAGTGGCTCATCACGTCGAACGAAGACGCGCCGGTCAAACGTATCAGACTTCACAAAGACGGTTGGTTCAAGGGCGCGCACGGCGAGCGGTATCGCATCGCCGAGCACCCGGTCAAGTTTTACGACTACAACTTTTAAGAGAGCACGAAAACAAGGGGCGGCACTCGCCGCCCCGAAAGGGGTCGAATAATGATACAGGTTAAAGGCATCAAGTTGAGGCTCGAAGACTTCGCGAAGTACACCGAGGCCGTCGCGCAACTCGTCGACGCCGGTGTCGAGCACACCGCGACCGACACCCCGGCCGAGCGTGCCGTCATCGTCGTCGACGACAAGCGGCTCGCGTATCACGCCGTCGGTCGCGCGATGTTCCCCGGCACTCGCAAGCCGACGATGTGCGTCACGCTCAAGGTCGAGTTCAAGGGCGTCACGTTCCCGAAGTTTATTTTCCTTTACGGCGTCGCGGGCGTCGAGTACGAGGGGGTCAAGTAATGAGAGTTGAGAAGACGTACACGAAGGGCGAGTCGCTCGGGTTCAAAGTCAACGGGCAAGTATGGCGCGCGGTCTACGTTCGCGCGCTTCGAGTCGGGTCGAACGTATGGGCGCACGAGGTCGAACTCTCGGCGAGTGGTCGCCGGGTCGTCGCGACGCCGCGCCGGGTCGTCGAACTGAAAGGGGTCGAGGCATGAAGAGCATGACGGTCATCACGGTCGAAGAGGCGAGCGACTTCACGGTCATCACGAACGCCGAAGAGCGCGGCGAGTTCGAGGGGTACGCGTACGACGTTTACGGTCGCGACGGGCGTTGCATCGGCGGCGGGTTCGTGTACGACCTCGGGCAAGGTGGCGACGGGCTCGCGGTCGCGCTCGGCCGCCGGGTCGCCGAGACGCACCTCGCGAAGAAAGCGGGGGGCGAGTGATGAGAGCGGCAACGGTCAAGCAATTCAAGGAGTGGTTGAGTGAGGCCGCGCCGAAAGGTCGCTCGATGAGAGAGTACGTCGAGAAGTTCGGCGGGCTCTCGCCTCGCGAGATGATAGCGCGAGCGAGCGACGAGAAGTTCGAGGTCGAGGTCAAGTTCACGGGCAACAAACACCGCGCGAGAATGTACGCGCGAGAAAGCGGGCGGTCATGAAGGTACTCACGAAACTCGTCGACGGGCAAGCGAGCATCGCACTCGGGGGCGGGTACGTCGTAAGCATCATTCCCGACTCACCGGCGGCGTCACGCGACGCGAAGGGCAAGGGCGAAGTCACGACGGCCGCGCTCGTCGACGTCGCGGTGGTACTCATCGACGAGGTCGCCGACACCGAAGAGTTCGTCGACGTTCGCACGCTCGGGCTCGAAGAGTACGGGCACACGTACAACGACGCGACCGCGCGCTTCGCCGGGGGCGAAGAGGTCGGTCACATCATCGCGGCCGTCACTCGGCTCGCCGTCGCGAAGCGCAAGCGCGACGACCTCGCCCGCGTGCGCTCGGCGTTGAGTTCGTCGTCGTGCTCGAAGACGCGCGCGGTTCGCGCGTCGCTCGACAGGCTCGCGCGTGACGCGGGCGTCGAGGCCGACCCCGAGGCGTAACAGCCCTCAAGGCGGGCGATTCTCACCGAGAGGGTCGCCCGCAACTCTTTGCCCCTCTTCACGATACAAACTCTTTTTACTTTTATTTCATTTGGGGGTTGACATCATGACGTCATGAGTGTATAATGTAATTAGCAATCAAGAAGACGCCGGGAAGGCACACACTCAAGCGACGGGGGTCGAGAGATGACGAAGGCAAAGAAGAGTTGGAAGAAGATGACGAAGGCCGAGAAAGACGCTTACCGCATCGAGCGTGACGCCGAGAATAAAGACCGCATGAACGAAGCGCTCGCGAAGGTGCTCGACAAACTCGAAAGCGGCGACCCGCTCAACTACATCAAGAACACTATCGACGTGCCCGAGGGCGTCAAGTTGCCGCCGTGTTGGGGGTACTCGTTCCTCAACCGTCTCATCATCGCGGCGAACGGCACGAGCGACGCGCGCACATTCAAACAGTGGCGCGACGTCGGGCGCAAGGTCATCAAGGGCGAGCGCGCTCACATCTTCGTGTACGAGCCGGTGACCATTCTCAAGAAGGTCGACGATGAGTCGACGACCTTCAAGCCGATAGTAAAAGACGACGGCATTTATCGCGCTATCGTCATCGGGTTCAAACTCTCGGCGCGCTTCGCTATCGAACAGACCGACGGCGACCCGGTTGACACGCCGGTCGCGACCGTTCCCGAGTTCCCGATGATTGAAGTCGCCCGCCGCATGGGGCTCACGATTGAGGCGTCGTTCTTCGCCGGTCGCGAGTACGGCTCATACTCACCCGCCGACGAGCGCATCATTCTCAAGTCAACCGACGCGACGACGTTCTACCACGAAGTCGGTCATCACCTTCACGGCGCGATGCTCAAGGCCGAGGGCAAGTCGCTCGTGCTCGGGCAAGACGAAGAGCAAGAGATAATTGCCGAACTCATCGGCGGGTGCCTTGCGAACATCAACGGTGTCGCATGGAAGACCGAGAACATCGCCGCATACATCAAGAATTACAACGGCGACACGAAGAGAGTCACGTACCTCTTCCCGGTCGTCGAGGCCGCGATAAATCTCTTCACCGAGAAGGCCGAAGAGTTCGGGCTCATCGAGCACGACGAGGCGGCCGCGTAGTCGACAGGATAAAAGACAGGGGGCGCGAGAGTCGTGCCCCCGACACCGAACGAGAAAGGGGTCACGAAATGAAAAAGGATTACACACTCATCAAGGGCGGCGACTTCGCGAAGACGGTCGAGGTCACGAAGAGCGAGGTCAACGAGCACGGTCACACCGAGCGCGTCACGAGCAAAGTCAACTTCAAGTTCACCGGCGGCAAATACTCGCGGTATTATCGCCGGGTCGACGAGTGGGCAATCGACGCCGACGACGGTGCGCGGTACTTCAACAATGACGAGTGGTATGTCGCGAAGGGCGGGCACACCGTCGCCGGGGGCATCATCGAGTATTGCAAGAGAGACAACCTCTCGCCGCACCCGGTCGCGGTCGAGTGGCGCGAGTCGCTTCGCGGGTATCGGGTCGAGTTCGTGTTCACGTACGGCGGCAACGACGACGACACGCCGACGCTCGTCGCGAACGTGCTCACGCGCGACGGCCGCAAGTGGTCGCCCGTCGCGACGCTCAAGACAGGCGTCGAGATGAAGGCATGCTCGCCCGCATACGAGCACGAGTTCAAGGGCAACGAGTTCGCGAAACTCATCGCCGCCGAGGTCGCGAAGCACGAGACGCGCAAGCGATACCTCGTTGCCGAAGACGCGAGCGACCTCGGCGTCATCGTCTTCGACGGCGAGACGAACTTCGTCGTCGCGACGTTTCACTATGAGCACACGCGCACGAGTCGCACGAAGACCGACGCGAGTCGCCGCGCTCATCACTTCGCGAGCCTCATGAACACGACGCCGCACATCGCCGTCGCGAAGTAACTCACACGAACCGAGGGCGGGCACCTCGCTCGCCCTCACGAAAGGGGTCACGATGATAGTCAAGTTTATATACGCATCAAGAGAGGCATACCGCCGCGAGTCGTGCGGGCTCGCCGAGAAGTTCAAGGGCACAACGATGACGGTCGTCGAGCATCACGAAGAGCCGGTCGACGTATCGGTCGCCGACTACATGCTCGACTCGGTCGGCACGGTCACGGTCGCCGGGGTCGCGAGCATACCGCGAGCGCACGCGGGCGAGTTCCTCGTCGAAGACAGGGGCGGGCACTATCGCGTCTTCCGTTCGTTTGCCGGGTTCACGGTCGAGGCCGGGGCACCGCCCGAGGCCGAGCCCCCCGCGCCGAAGTACCCGGTCGAAGTCTTCGCGAACGGCGAGCGCTTGCACGTCGACCTCGACGTCGACCCGGTCGGCGACTTTTATGACGACGACTATCGCGGCGACAAGCAACGCGAGGCCGTGCGCGAGGGGATACGCTCGGCGGTCGCCGCGCTGTATCCCGGTACGATTACCGTCGCGCTTCCCGGCGAACTTCCCGAGGGGTGAACGCCGAGAGGCCGCGACAGTAAAGGGCGAACCCCGCCTCGCGCGGGGTTTTTCCTTTACCGCCGGGCTTTTCGGGGGGTCAAAATAAATCTTTTTATTTTCCCTTTACCCCTTGACATCATGACGTCATGAGTGTATACTATGTGTGAAGGTCAAGTAAGAGAGACGCCGGGGACGGCACAACAGAAAAGGGGTTCGAGATGAGAAACGGAACGACAAAGACGACGACGCACAACGGCAACGGGTTCGACTTCGACATCACAACGACGAAGAGGGTCAACCCCGACGGCACGCACGCCGGGTACATGCTCGCGATTGAACGCACCGACGTCATGCACATGCTCGTCGAGGGCAAACTCATCATGCGGCTCACCCGCGACGAGGTCGTCGAGCACGGCAAGGTCATCTTGAAGAACAGCAACATCGTCACCCGCAATTGCGCGAGGCTCGACGGCACCCGTCGCGTCGTCATTATCTTCGTCGTCGCGAAAGTCAATCACGCGAACGAAGTCATCGGGTTCGACTACGCCGTCGACCATAAGGGCGAGCCGGTCATCACGAGGGGCATGACCGCCGAGACGGACATCGAGCGAGTCGTCGACATCGCGCACAACGACGCGAGCGACTACTTCGGCAAGTGCATCGACATCGACCCCGCGATGCTCAAGGGCACGGCGGTACACACCGAGGTCGTCACGCTCGACGCACGCAACTACAACGGCGCGGTCGCCGGGCTCGACCTTCGGCTCGCTTACGCGACCGAGAAGTACAACGCGCTCACCGAAGAGGTCGCCGCGCTTCGCGAGATTGAGAAGGCGCACCCGGTCACGCGCAACCCCGAGCGCATCAAGTCGCTCAAGGTCGAGGCCGAGGCGTGGGCTCACGAGGTCGCGACAATCGACGCCGCCCTCGGGTTCATCAAAGACACGGTCGACGCGAAGGGCGACAAGGTCGAGGTCGAGAGGGGCACGGCCGACACGCTCATCGCGAAGAGCAAGGCGGCCGACCGCGCCGAGTCGCTCGCACGCGCTCGCATCGAAGACTTGAACGCGCACCTCGACAAGATTGTCATGACGCTCGACTCGCTTCGCGAAGACAAGGCCGCCATCAAGGGCAAGGCCGCGAAGTTGACCGTCGCCGCTCGCATGACCGAACTCAAACAACTCGCCGCCGACAAGCGCGCCGAGTGTGCAATCCTGAAGAGCATCGTCGCCGAGATTACCGGCCGCAAGTAAACACGAACACGAGACGAGGCCGGGGGTCACGAGCCCCCGGCCGGGAAAGGTCGAACGATGACACTCGAAGACTTAAAACGCAACGCGCTTTCCATTATCGCCGACGAGATGAGAAGCCCCGGCGGCGCGACGGGTCGCTTCATCGCCGAAGAACTCGGCGAAGACCCCGCAAGGGTTCGCCGGGTGTGCAAGGCGCTCGCCGCCGAGGGTCGCATCACCGCGACGCCGCGCAAGCGATACGACCGGCAAGAGATACGTTCGGGCTTTCCTCAATTCGGCGGCGCGGGCGTCGTGCTTCGCCGGTTCTACGTGTACGAGATTGCCCCCGAAAATAAAAATGAAAAAAGATGAGATACCTCTTGACATCATGACGTCACCCGTGTATACTATGTGTGAAGGTCAAGTAAGAGGTCGCTCGGGAGAGCAAGAAAGAAAGAGGGTTTTGACATGAGACGCGAAGAGACAAAAAAGATGAAGGCCGAAGTCGAGAAAGCAATCGCCGAGATGAAGAGCGCGCGCGACAGGCTCGTCAAGGTGTGCGGCGAGATTGGCGACCGCGCCGACAAAGAAGACGGCGGCGAGAACTGGAGTGGCGCGATGTTCGACCGTGCCGAGTTCAAGGTCATCGAGTACACGAAGGCAATCAACAATCTCACGCGCGCAAACAATAGCGCGTTCGGCGGGCTCTTTCACTTGACGACGAGCGTCACCGACGAGTTCGACACGCACATCATCAAATACTAATCGGTCACACGAAAACAAGGGGGGCGCGAGTCGCCCCCCGAGAGGGGTCGAACGACATGAAGGCAATAGTCATTAAGAGACAGAAAGTTCACGGCGGCACAACGTACGACTCACTCGTCGCGCTCGGGTACACTCGCGACGACGACCTTGCAATCGCAAGAGACGTGGCCGCGATGATAGTGACCCGCCTCGCCGCGAACGATGACAGCGCGCCGACCTTCGAGGTCGAGTTCGCGACCGAGCACGTCGACCTCGTCGAGTTCCCGCTCGGTGACATCGAGAGCATCGGCAACGTGTCGCTTTGGGCTTTCCCCGAGACGGTCGGCACGAGCGGCGACACGAAGGTCGCGATGCTCACGGTCGACGGCGGCCTCGTACCGGTCGCGCTCTTCACTCGTTGGGCGACGCTCGAAAAACTCGGGCTCACCTTCAAGGCCGAGGCCGATGTTTATTACACGGGCGAGTTCGCCGGGGCTTACATCATACGCACCCGGCTCGCCGAAGCATACGCCGCCGGACATCGCCCGGCGTTCGCGACCGGCGACCTCGTCGCCGTCAAGCGCGGCGGGTCGATAAACGCGGGCACGCGCGGCGCGTTCCATTGTTGGAAAGAGGGACAGGTCGCGAGGGTCGAGTCAATCATGTGCTCGCCTCTCGTCGAAGGCGAGGCCGCGCGGTTCTGTTACTTCATCAAACTCACCGACGACAAACGAAAGCGCGATTACTTCTCGCGCAACGAAGACCGCCTCGGCGCCGTGCCCGAGGGCGCGAGCATCGGCGACGTCGTCGACGAGAAGGTCGTGTTGACTCTCGAAGAGAAGGTCGCGAAGTTCGTCTCGCTCATCGACAAGGGCATCGCTCGCGTCGAGCCGAGACTCGACGAGGCGCGGTCGCCGAACAGTGAGTCGTATTTGAGGGGCAAGTATGACGCGCTCTTGACGGTGCGCGAGTGCCTCGAAGGGTTCGCGCTTGCCGAGCGTGTTGGGGATTAGAAGAGAACGAGAACGGGCGGCCGGGTTCTTTACCTTCACGCCCTCGCGAGTACCGGCCGACCCGAACCCCTCTTGCTCGCGGGGGCACTTGATACAAAAGCGCGACCCCGGTCGCGAGGTGCAAACCGGGGTCGCTTTCAAGGTCGAACGATAGCGAACGATTACACGAACCGAAGGGGCTGTCAAGATGAAAAAGTATTCGATACCGGCAAGGCTCTCGGCGGGCGACGACGTCATCGCGCTCACGCCGAACGGCGACATCGTTGCGGGCGTCATCACCGAGACGGGGCGAGCGGCGCCGGTGCATTATGTGAGGCTTGAGGGCGGGCACTCGTTCCGGCTCGCCGAGAGGCGGTTGCGTCGCCCGGTGCCCGAGGTCGACAGGCTTCGCGACATGCTCGGCGAGGCCGAAGAGGTCTTGCGGCTCGCCGAGGTGCGGGTCGATGAGATGGAAGTCGCCGAGCAAATCTCACTCGTGCGCGAGAGCATCATCAAAGAACTCGAAGCAACTGAAGGGGGGTAAGACGATGAAGAAAAGAGTGCCGATACAGTTGACCGAAGACGAGCACACCGAGGTGAGGCGGCTCGCGTTCGCCGAGAACATCTCGATGAGCGAGTACATCATGCGAGCGGTTCGCCTCAAGGTCAAGCGCGACGTGAAGGCGGGCAAGTAGTGACATCATGCCATCAAAATAATTGCGCGCTTGACTCGACTCTCGCGGGTCGAGTAACTTCGGGGAAGCGAGACTTCTCACGGCCGCCGCCCCCCGGCGAGTCGCTTCGCAAGGGCGGGCGGCGGTCACTCATGAAAGGGCGAACGATGACTCACGAACCGGCCGCGTGGCATGACGACCCGAACGTCGCCGCGCGTGTCTCTTTCTCTCAAGTCAACACTTACCTCGATTGCTCGCAACGGTGGGCTTTCAGATACGGCGACGGGCTCATCGTGCCGCCGGGCATCGCGTTGATACGCGGGTCGAGCGTGCACGTCGCGAGCGAGTCGAATTACCGAAACGTCATCGAGGTCGGCGAACTCTTGCCGCTCGACGCGGTGAAGAGTATCGCGCGCGACGACGCGGTCGGCCGATGGAAGTCGGGCGTTCGGCTCGTCGGTGACGAGAAGACCGTCGGGGTGAAAAAGTTGAGGGGCAAACTCGTCGACGACGCGGTCGACCTCTCAACGGTGCACGCTCTCGAAGTCGCGCCGATGCACGACCCGGTCGCGGTCGAAGAGTCTCACATCATCACGAACGCGGCGACCGGCAACAAGGTCAAGGTCGTGCTCGACGTTCGGGAACTCGGGAAAATCCGAGACATCAAGACGTCGGGCAAGTCGCCGTCGGCGAGCATGGCCGACAAGTCAATGCAGTTGACATTATACGCCGCCGCCGTGCTCGTGCTCACCGGGAAGATGCCCGAGGTCGTCGCCCTCGATTACCTCGTCAAGACCTCGGGGGGCAAGGTGTACGCGAAGACTCTCGAAAGCACGCGAACGCTCGCGCACATCAAGGCCGCGTTCCGAGTCGTCGAGGGTGCTATCACGGGCATGCGCGCCGGGATTGTATACGGCAACGTGTCGTCGAATTTGTGCAATGCAAGGTGGTGCGGGTATTATGACAGATGCCCGTTCACCGTTTAACCTGAAGGGGGTCGAGTGATGAACTCGAACGTAGTGAAGACAGGCGAACGCGCCCCGGCCGTGCAAGACACGACCGGGCAGATGCGCGCGCAAAAAGAAATTGAGGGCGCGATAATTGTTGCAAAGCAATTCCCTCGCATCGAGCAAGACACCTATACGAGAATACTCGCGGCGTGCGGTCGCAAGGGGTTCGCCGATGCGGCATACTATCGCTTTCCGAGGGGCGGGTCGCAAGTCATCGGCGCGTCGGTCAACATGGCGCGCGAACTCGCGAGGCTTTGGGGCAATATCCGGTACGGTGTCGACATCGTTCTCGAAGACGATGACATGCGGCGTATTCGAGCGTGGGCGTGGGACGCCGAGACGAACACGTACGTGAGCGAAGAAGATAACTTCGCGAAACTCATTTACCGCAAAAACAAGGGGTGGGTCGTGCCCGACGAGCGCGACCTTCGCGAACTCACGAACCGGCGCGGTGCGATTTGCACACGCAATTGTCTCTTGAGGTTGATACCCCGCGACTTCGTCGACGACGCTCTCGAAAAATGTTTCGAGACAATCAAAGAGTCGGTCGGCACCGGCAAGGGTCGCGACGAGATGCTCAAAAAACTCGTCGCCTCGTTCGCCGACTACGGCGTGACCGGCAAAGACATCGCCGAGAAGTACGAGGTCGACAAGGTCAACGAACTCGCCGTCGAGGACATCGCCGACTTGAGAGGTATATACAAGTCGATGCGAGACGGCATCTCGAAAAAGGCCGAGCACTTCATCAAGCGCGGGGCGGGCGAGAAGACCGGAACGGTCGACGCCGAGACGGGCGAGGTCATCGAAGAGGGCGCGAGCGCAAGCGACGCCCCGGCTCTTGACCTCGGCGCCGACGACGGCAAGGTCGCCGACCCCGAAGTCGAACGGTTGCGCGTGCTCGCGAACGGTGAGGTCGTCACGGCCGAGAACATCGAAGAGATGCTCGCGTTGCTCGAAACATTGACCGGCGGCAAGGTGACCGCGAAAATCAACGAGGACATAAGCGAGGGCAAACTCTCGAACGCGGCGGTGCGTATCTTCGCGTTGTACGCGAGTCGTGTGTCGAAGGTCGCAAAGGACAAGAGAGACGAGGCCGGGAAGTGAGACACGGGTTTATAATATCGGTGATTGTTGCGTCGTTCACTGTCTCGTGGAACGCGAGCCCGGTCGTCGAGAACGTCGACGGGTATCGTGTATACAGGCGTGACCGGCACGAAGCCGAGGCGATGATATACGAGGGCGTTGATACCGCTCACGTCGACAGCACGGTCGAGAACGGTCGCCGATATTATTACACGGTTGAGTCGTACCGGGGCGGTGAGGTGTCGGTGAGGTCGAGGGTTGTGTCGGGTGCTAGGGTTGACTTCGCCGAGGGGCGTGCGACCGATACCGTGAATACGTGGAAGGGTGCGGGCGGGTGCGACTTGACGGTCGTGCTCGCACCGCCTCTTCCCGGCGCGCTCACGCTCGGCAACTACACCGACGACGAGCGGGTGTCGTACTCGTGCGAGTTCGACGTCACCGGCGACGGGGTGCTCGACTTGAGCGACTTCTCGTTTTTCGGCGAGTGGTACGTCGAGCACGGCGACCTCTCGATGCTCTCGAAGTTCGGCGAGTATTACAACGGGCAAATATCTTTCACGAAGGGGGTCGAGTAGTGCTCGACTTGAAGCAACACCTCGTCACAATCGACACCGGCTCGAAGGGTGCGGTCGCGACTACGTTCGCGTGGTCGCCTCGTGACGCTTTCCTCAAGAGTAAAATCGACGGCTCGGGTGCCGGGCTGTTCATGACCGACGACGTCACGGCGCGCGGGTACACGGTGCACTCGTTCGACCTCGGGCGCGCGGCAAAGTATGACGGGCTCGCCGAGAAGTTCGGCGACATCATACCGCCCGACAAGGTCGCGATGCAAGGGCGGCTCATTGAAGACATCATCGAGGCATACGCGGCGTTGCCGTACGGGTTGCCGCTCGTGTTCGTGTACGAGTATGTCGAATTTGTCGCGTCGACTCTTGCCGCGCTTCGGCTCGGCGAGTATCGCGGCGTGATACAAGAACGGGCGTTCAACCTCGGGCACGCACACGACGGGGTCGACGTATCAAAACTCAAGTCGTACATCTTCGCGGGGTTCCCGACGGGCTCGAAGCGCGACGCGGCGGCGACCGAGAAGGCGGTCAACAAATGGCGGGCACTATCAACGAAGGTACGCAACGACGACGAAGCGACGGCGGTCGCATTAATGCGGTACTATTGTGAGCACTCGAACGCATAACAATAAAGGGGTCGGAACGATGGCAAAGGGCGACGGACTTTTTGCGAGGGTCGACGTCGACGTGTGGACAAAACCGAGGGTCATGATGTTGCGACCGGCGGGGGCGAAAGCGTTTTATATAATGCTATGGACTCTTGCCGTTCGCGAAAGAAATGACATACTTGTGAAAGCATATTGCAAACAAATGTCAATCGCTTTCTTGCAAACGTCTGAAAGAACTGCCCGCACTCACATGCAAAAATGTATCGAGGCGGGGCTCGTGCGCGACAACGGTGACGGCACGGTAACGGTTGTCAAGGTACGCGATTGTCACGGCCGTATGATTTGGGGCAAGGGGTTCACACCGCCCCCGTACGGGGGAAAGAAAAGCCCCCGTATAATCCCCGTAGAGGGGGCTAACGAAGACGAAGACGAAGAGAAAGAGAAAGAGGTACTAACGAACGAAGACGACAAGACTCAATCGAAGAGAGGAAACGAACGCCGACCGGGCTCGCTTGATAAAAGTGAGAATGAAAATCCGCTCGAAGATACGCTCAATAAAATCAAGCGGCAGTTCACGCAACACGCGGCCGAGACGAGCCCCGAGAAAATCGACGAGGTCGCGAACGACGTCATGCTCTCGTTGCATCTTCCCGAGCGAGAGAGAAAAGATTGCCGCGTCATCGCCGGGCGGTTCGGCCGGGTGCACGTCAACGAGGCGATGATGTACGTGCGCGACAGGATTGACGCGGCGCGCAATAAGACGGGCGACCCGGTACGCAACAAACTCGCGCTAATGAATTGGAAGTTGAACGACATCACCGGGCGAGCCCCCGGCGTCGATACCTTGAAGTGAAAGGCGGCACACTCGTGCGAAAGTTCCCGAAATTTGGAAAGAAAAACCGGCAGGGCAATGAGCCGGTGATACACACGTTGCCGGGGGTGCTCGAACCGTATCGGGCTTTTATTCCTGTACAGTTCTCAAACGACTTCAAGGGGTACGGGTTCGTGAGCATCGAGGCCGCGCTCAATGTTTCCGAGAAGTTCGTCGACGAGAAGGGTGACCCGGTCGCGAGGTCGATACGTGACTCGGTCGTCTCTAAAATCGAGTACCTCTCAATCTTGCACCGCGAGGGCGGGCTTGCGACGAGCGACATCGAGAACATCAACGTGTTCCGAGAGGCCGCCGGGCTCGCGCCGGTCGTGCCGTACGACGAAGTCGCGGCGGCACGCGAGAACGAGAGCGACCTCGCCGGGGTCGACGAGAAAAGCGTCGAGGCTTACCCCGCGCTTAAAGGCACCGACGTGTCGCTCGAAGACGAGCGCAAGGCGTTCCACGAGAAGCGACGCGAAGACGAGGCGAAGGCGTTGGGCGACGAGGTCACCGCGAGCAACATCATACCGCTCGACGACGAGAGGGGGTCTTAATGTCGAACGAGTTGCGCGGGTGCTCGACGTGTGCGAGGTGCGCCGAGCCGGGGTCGCTACCGGCCGAAGAGTGGGCGGCGCGGCTCAAGTTGTGCGCGAGCGAGTTGTCGCGGTACACGACGCGAGACGAGGCGGTCATGTTTCGCCCGCTCGCACTCGTGAGAACGAACCGCGAGAGGTGCGGCCGCGAGGGTCGCGACTACGTAAAGAGGTCGTAAACTGAAAGGGGTCGAACGATGGGCGGCAAGCATTTGAAGACGAGGTTGAAAGAAAAGATGGAAGAACTCGGGCTCAACAATGTCGAGGCGGCGCGCGTGATGAGCGTGCACCCGACGACGGTCGCAAAGATGCGCTCGGGCGGCGTGCCGATAATGCCGGGCACGAAGACGATGAGAGCGTACAAGTTTTTCATGACGCTCGACAAAGAGAAGGCGACGGCGGTGCTCATGTCGTACAAGTACGAGAGCGAGCCCGAGAAGCGAGAGGTGAAGCGCGAGCCCTTGCCTCTCTTCGCGTCGGTCGAGCGTGCGGCAAGGGGCGACAGTACGGCGGCGACGTTCGCACTCGCCGATGCAATCAACCGGCTGTCTCTCGTGCTCGAAGACCGGCTCGTACCGAACACGGTGACAATCACGTCGGTGCTCAAGGGCGACGGCGAGCACGACTCGCGCCCCGGCTTCGAGAGAGCCGAGGCCGAGGTCGAAGAGATGGCGGGGGGCAACCCGTCATGACCGTCGAGAAGTTCGCGGCGTGTCGGTGCGGGGCGAAGGGCGACGACGTCGTTGTCGAAGACCTCGACGGCTCGGTGGTGACCGAAGGCACGGGCAAAGAATACCTCTGTCGACTTCGGTGTCTTGAGTGCGGGTACACACTCGTCACTCGGTTCGACACGCGAGTCAAGTATTGGCGGCATCATCACGAAGGGGCGGTCGTATAATGCCGACGCTCACGGTCGACGTTGAGGTCGAGGTCGGCGTATGGTGTGCGACATGCGGCGCGGGCAACTGTCACCTCGCGAGAGTACACCGCAACGGCGCCGACGTCGAGGTCGAGGTGTGCGAGACGTGTGTCGAGAAAATCAACGACGAACACGCGGGCAAGATTGCCGACAAGAACGAAAAGATTGACAGGCTGAAGAGCGAGGTCGATGACCTTGAACGTCAACTCAACAGGGGGGTCGGTTGAACGAGGACAACAACAAGAGAGTGCCGGATTTTAGCAAGCCCCGGTCGATTGATACTTCACCGCATCAATCTCATCTGGTTCATGAGCGGCCGGGGTTTTATTTTAAACGCGAGGTGGAACGATGGAAATATTAAAAAAGGGAACGATACTTTACGCGGTCGGCTCGTACGGGGTGAAGGGCGCCGACGTCGAGGTCGAGCGCGCGTTCGTGCGAACCGTGAGCGAGAAGCGTGTCATGATTGGCGGCGACGCCGACGGCAACAACGGCACGCCGCTCGCGTTCGGTTGCTCGCGGCAACTCTCGCGGGAGAAGGCCGAAGCGTGCGGGCGAAGCGAGGGCGAAGCGGTCGGCCTTGCAATCGCGGCGCGCCTCGGGCAACTCGCCGCGCTCGAAGCAAGAGCCGAGGCAATCAAAGATGAGGTCGCAACGCTCGAAGCGTGGCGCAAAGAGAACGGGGGCGAGACATGAAGCCGGAAGAGATAAAGGCGGGCGACAAGTTCTTCGCAATAGATATTGACTATGGCATACGCACGGACGCGGCGGTGCCGCACAAGGGCAAGGTCACGGTGTGCATTGCCGAAGTGTATAGCGTCGGCAAGGTGCTCGCAAAAATATTTGACCCGACGAGGCCGCACCGGGTCGGCGACTCGGGCAAGTTCCGGTCGCACGCGACAGGCTCGTCGTTCGGGTACGTGCGACAGAAGAGCCGGGCGGCACTCGCGTCGTATGCGACGACCGAGCGCGGTGCGGTGACGAAAGCGAAAGAGGCACTTGCGCGAGATGCTCATCGACTACGTGCCGAACTCGTCGAGATAAACAAGAAGACGAAGGTGCTCGACGCATGGGCGGTGAGACTCAAATGAACGCCGACACACTCAACGCGGTCGCCTCTCTCGTCGGCACGTTCTCGCTCGTCGTCGTGCTCTTGCTCGTGCTGTTCTTTTTGACGGGGTGCTCGGCACCCGATTACCGGGTCGAGGTCGACGCGGCCGACTCGGTCGAGTGGCAAGGGCACTTCGGCAAGGCCGTCACCCCGTACCCGAGAGAGGGCAACGGCTCGGCGTCGTACGACGTCACCCTCGGGGGCGAGCGAGGTGAGAGAGGGGCAAACGTCCAACTCTTGACGCCGGGCTCGCTCACGGTTACGCTATTGAAGGCACACGGCGGTGCGCGCGGCATCGTCGACACCGGGTTCGACATTATCGCCGTCGACGAGGTTCATGAGGCGGGAAAGGTTGCGAAGGTATGGGGGCAATAGTCACATGCTTGCAGTTCGTCGCCGTGTTCTTGATAGTACGCGGCATCATCGGCGTGTATTGCTTCGTTCGCGCGGTGATGACCGAGTACGACGAAGAGATGCTCATCGAGAGGCCGATGCAATTCAAGCCGAGAGGCACGGCCGCGAGTCAAGTCATCGTCGACGACCTCGACTTCGACGGGGTGCGCGAGTTCTACAGGCGCGAGATTGCCGACTCGTTCAAGGCGCCGCCGTCGCATGTGAATTGTCGCTCGGCAATCAACTACTTCAATCACGACAAAGACCGAGCGCTCACCGACGAGGAAATACTCAAGACGGTAAAAATGTTTCGAGGCGAAGACGCCGACGAGCCGAGGGGCAAGTATCGCCTCGGGCAATTGCTCATCGAGTTCGGCGTCGATTACAAGAAAGGGTCAAGCGATGGCAACGAGTAAAGAGGTGCGCGCCGCTCAACTCGAAGTGCTCGAAGCGGTGAGCGATGCGTTCGACTCGCTTATGCACGACGGCGCGACGACCGACGGCGACGTGCGCGATGTCGTCGAGGTCGCGAACCGGCGACTCAAGCAAGACGGTCACCCGTTCGAGTTCATCGAGTCGTGCGGGAGTTGCTACATCGCGAAAGAGGTCAAAGAATGAGCGGCGGCGTCGACGTGAGGTTCGTGCTCGTGGTGCTCGGGTTCGTGAGTGCGTACGTCGTCGGGGTCGCAATACTTGTATACGTGCGGCAACGCCGCGCGAAGAAAGGGGCGAAGAGATGAGAGTCGTACAATTTAAGTTTTCCGTCGGCGAGCGAGTGAGCAATGCGGCGGGGGCGACGGGCGTCGTGCTATACGGTGCGATTGACGGCGACGGGGTGTTCTATCGTGTCGACGTCGAAGGTGCGGGCGAGGCGAACGTGCGCGAAGAGGACATCTCGGGAAGTGAGAGGCCGGTGAGCAATCCGGTCTTCGAGTTCTCGCTCAATCAGGTCGTCACGTACGACGGTCGCACGGCGGTCGTCATCGGCCGGGCGCAAACGGTCAACGAGGCGAGCGACCTCAAGACGAGGTACGACATCGCAAGGCGCGCCGAAGACAACGTCTCGTGGGAACGCGAGCGGCTCGAAGTCGTGCCGACCGAACTCACGTCTTAAACAAAGACGACCCCGAGGGGGTTCCGAGTCGCCGGTCACCTCGCGCCCGCCCGAGACGGCGGTCAAATGACCCGGCGACTCGCCCCCTCGACTACAGGACAAGAAAGGTTGAACGATGACCGAAGACAACGCGACGAGAATCAAGTGCGCGCAAGCAATCGTGCGAGCAATCAACGGCCTCGCGCTTGCGACCGCACCCGACTCACAAGACCATAACTGGAACGAGGCCGCACATCACTTCGAGCATGCACTCGAAGACCTCGGCGGCATGCTCGACCCCGAGCCGACCGAGCCGATGGTATCGGCCGAGAACATGCGGCTCGTGCTCGAAGGGGTGAGGCGTGACTTGCACTCGCACACCGGGGTCGGCACGGTCTTGAGGCAAATCAACGTCGCCCTCAATCACTTGCCGAAGAGCAAGCGCAAGAGCGCACTCATCGGGCAAGCCGAACTCGACGAAGCGAACAACCTCGACTTCGTGCTCAAGATGCTCGACGACTTCGAGAAGGTGCTCACCGTCAACGACACAAATCAGCGCGCGCACTACGAGGCAACGCTCAAGGCAAGAGCCGACGCCGCGAACCTCGTGACCGAGTACCGCAAGCGGCTCGGGGGTGAAGCGTGAGAGACATACGCGACACGGCAACGGCAAAGCGGCGAGAGATGGGCAAGCGAGACGCGCACTTCGAGCAAGAGCGCAAACTCGACAGGCTCGCGAAGAGGGCGGGGGCTCGAAGGGTCAACGCGAAGAGATACCGACGAACGAACGAGGTGCTCGCCCGACTACGCGAGAGCACCCGGCTCTTCGTCAAGGCTCTCGGGGCGACGACCGCCGAGGCAATCGCGGCGTGCGAGGCGATGGCAAGATTGTCGACGGCATACTCGTACATCACGCCGCTCAAGCCGACCGGCACCCTCGTCATGACACGAACACCCCCGAGTGCGCCGAGCATGATACAAGAGGCATACGACGAGGCGAGGCGGGTCGCGAACGAGAACGCCGAGAGGCACCTCTTCGACGACAACGTCTTCGGGGTCGAGGGCAAGATACTCGCGTCACACACCGAGACGGTCAACGGGCAAGAGGTCACGGTCATCGACGACGTCGAGGTGTTCGCTTTTGCCGGGGCGAGGCGGTGCGGCAATTGCGTCTCGTTTCATCTTCGAGAGGGCGACACGCTCTCGGGGTGGTGCGGCATCACTCGACCGAACCGCGAGCGCGCACCGACCGACGTGTGCCCGGCTCACATCTTCAAGACCGACAAGAACCGTATCACGAGAAAGGCAACGACATGACGATGCAATACGTGTTCGTCTTTGCAGTCGGGCAAACCGTCATGACGGCCGACGGTACGACCGGCACCGTCGAGTCGTGCATCGTGTCGGCCGACAAGCACGGGCACTTGAGTGAGTGGTATGGGGTGAAGCCGAGCGCGCCGTACGATGCTCGCGGGCGCTTGACAGGGTGCCGCGTTCATCGCGGCACGATGCTCACCGGATACTAAAACGAAAGGCAACGACATGATGAGAGAAGTGCAATTCAAGTTTGACGTTGACGAGCGTGTCTTCGACACTCGCAACAACAAACTCGGCTCGGTCGAGTCGTGCTCGGTCGACCTCAAGGGCAACAGTTACTTCGTCGTGTTCGACATGGTGCCCGAGCGTTGGATACGCGAAGAGTACCTCGCGACGCTCGCACCCGACAGGGCGCAACCGGCGAGGCCGTGACATGAGCACCCTACACGTCGAACTCGACGTCTTGGTCAAGGGCGCCGAGTGCCCGAAGTACAGGCAACCGTCTTGTCACCCGCTCAACGTCGGCGACGGCGACATCTTCGTGTGCAAGCATCGAGCATGGCCGCAAAACAGAGCGAGAGACTTCTCGCCGGTCGTCGAGTGCGGCGGCTCGTTCAAGAGGTGCGAGGTCGTCACGTCGAAGGCGTGGCGGCACTACAAGAGCGGCCTCACGCAACGACGCAACAACGCACACAAGAGGCTCAATCGCATCGAGAACGAACTCGGCTTCGTCGAGCATCTCGAAGGGCGACATCACAAGAACCGGCGAGAGGCTCGGAAAAGATAATTCGAGATTGCCCTTGACGGCGATACGTACGTTGTCATATGTCGAGGGCATGAAGGCACGAAGACATACCGCAAGCAACTCGACAGAACGGGCGAGTGCGACAAGCGAAACACCGACCCCTCGCAAGTCTCACTCGCTCGACTCTTGTCACGAGATAAACGGCAACGCTTTCCTCAACGACTTCGACGACGACACACTCGACATACTCATCAACGCGGCACTCGACCCGGCACTCGCCGTCGACTCGACTACCCCGCCGGGCGCGTTCGCTCGCGTGGGCGCGTGGGAAGTTAATATTCTTAAGAGTGATACTTATAGCCTCAAGAACAACGTAAGAGTAATACTCTTCGTTGCCCCCCGTTCGGGCTGTTCTTCTATCGACCGAGGTCAAATCACATGAGTGATAATGCGAACCCGAAAGCGAAAACGAGAACGAAGACGAGAACAAAGTCGTCGGCTCATACCGCCGCTCAACGTAAACGCAAGAATAAGGCGAAGTCGAAAGCACTACCCGAGACAGGCAAGAAAGCAAAGCGCGGGCGTAAACTGGGCTCAAACACCGACATCACACCGCCCTACAAAATCGAAGAGATGTTCTTCGCATGGGCTGAGAGTGGTTCGTTTGCAGAGGCCGCGCGTCTCTCGGACTGTGACCCTCGAACCGTCGCCCGCTACCATGACAAATACAACTGGCCTCTTCGCCTCGAACGCATACACGCCCGGCTCATCGACGAGGTCGACGCCGACATCATCGAGGTCAAGGGTGAGATGCTTCGAGAGTTGAGCGTCATACGCAAGCGCGCTCTCTTCACCTTCATGAGCAAGCGCGACCTCAAGGCGAAAGACGCGGCGAACATATACGACCGTGCGCTCAAGGCCGAGATGCTTGTGCGCGGTGAGGCGACGAGCCGAAGCGAGACTCTCGTCGGTCGTGCGGCCGAGCGCCGAGCCGAGCAACTCAAGGGCGGCACGGCACCCGAGAGCGACGCCGTGATACCCGAGGGCTTCGAGGTGCGGCTTGAGGTCATCAACGGGGGCAAGGGCGCGAAGGGCACCGAGCCCGAGGCCGTCGATACCCGTGAGGACGACACCGCGCCCTCGTGCGGGGCTTCGAGCAAGGGGGGCGGCTCATGACAAGCGACTACCCCTTGCAAGCCCGTGACGGGGCTGTATTGTCGTATTCAAGTATGGCGCAATTGTTAGAAGATAAAATGGCGCATAATATGTATTATGTTAACCAACACTCACAAGTTGATGACAGGCAAGGGCTTATCGTATAATGCAATTACATTGCCGAGAGTTTAAAGTGTTGACAATGAAAGCGATAGCAAACGCCGGCCGTTCGGCGGGCTCGCTTTCCTGTCACCCTGTCATGCTTCTCGCCGGTCACGGCACGACCCTCGGCACCGCCCCCGCCGCCCGGTTCGCCCGGCGCTTCCCGGCCGTTCGCCGGGGGTGTTCGAGAATCACTCGGCCGCCTGTCTTCGACAGGGGCGACCCTCACCCGAAAGATTTGCCCGGTTTTGAAACGGGGGCATCATGACATCATCGCCCGTGCAAGTGGAACTTGAAGAGGCCGAGGTCGAGCGGTTGCTTGACAAGGTGAGTGTGCCGTCGGGGTTCGTTGAAGAGGGGGTCGAGTTCGTCGACGGGAAGGTCGTTCTTGAGGGGTGGCAAAAGTACATCGTTGACACTAATGACCCGCGTGTGATTTTGAACAAGGCGCGGCAGACGGGGTTCTCTTTTGCGGTCGCGTGTCGCGGGTTTGCGCGTTGCTATTTGTCGCCCGCGAACGGGTACACTCTTGCGTTGACGTCGTTCAATCTTGAAGATGCTTTCGAGAAAATCAGATATATTAATCAACTTGATGACGGGTTGCCGAGTGGTGAGAGGCTCAAGCGCATCGTCGACTCGAAGACGAGCATCGAGTACGAGAACGGCAACCGAGTCGTGAGCATGTTCACCCCGAGGGGCAAGCATGCCGAGGTCGTGATTGATGAGATGGCAATCATGCAAGACCCTCGCCGGGTGTATCAAGCGGCGGTCGGTATGACGGCGAGAGGCGGGGGCATCATCGTCGGGTCGAGCCCCTTGTCGCAAGCCGGTCAATTTGCCGACATATGGAAAGCCGAGGGCGGCAAGTTCCTCAACTTCAAGCGCATCGCGGTGCCTTTTTGGAAGAGTGCCGCGTTGTGTCTTGACATCGTTGCCGCGACGAACGCGTACGACACGGGTGTGCCTCTCGAAGAGATTGTATACGGGTACGGGCGCGAGACTATCATCGAAGCGTTCGACTCGATGTTTGACGAGGACTTTCGCACCGAGTTTTGTTGTCAGTGGATTGACGGGTCGAGTGCGTTCTTGAGTTGGGAACTCGTCGATACTTGTAGCAATGCCGACCGGATTGTCAAGCGTGTGACGATGAACCGCAACGAGGGCTTCGCTCGGGTGCAAGAACTCGTCGAGGGGTTGCGCTCGATTGAGGGCGATATATATACCGGGTTTGATGTCGGCCGTCGCAAGGACAAGAGCGAGATAATGCTCGGGGCGTTGCGAGACGGCAAGGTCGGCGAGGTCGCACACATCACCCTCGACCGAACCGAGTTCGAGGTGCAAGAGCGAGTCACCGACTTGATACTCTCGCTTGACCGTGCGCGTATAGTGTGCATCGACGAGACGGGGCTCGGCATGGAACTCGCCGAACGCGGTGCGAAGAGGCACGGGTCGCGAGTGCAGGGCGTCACGATGTCGGTCAAGACGAAGCCACAAATCGCGAACAACCTTCGCGTGATGATGGAAACGAGCAAGGTCGAGTTCGGTCGTGACCGCGAGACGATGATACAATTGCACTCGGTCAAGCGACAGGTACGACCCGGCTCGAACACGGTCACGTACGACGTCGACCGGAACGAGAAGCACCACGCCGACCGGTTCATCGCGGCCGGGCTTATGTGTTGGGGTGCCGCCGACAAGTTGCAGGGCACCGAGCCCGCCGTGTACGTGTTCGACTTTGCCGACGAGGCGCGCGAGATGCAAGCGTCGCGCCTTGACGAGATGATACTCAACGAAGAGATTTGACGAAGGGGCGGTTGAGAATGAAAGAATTGACCTTGCGTTTGCCGACGAGAGACGACGTTCGAGCGTTTCGCAATAAGGTCGGTGCGCGTATGCTCGGCGTGAGGTCACTCGCAGACCTCGCGAGCATCATCTCGAACAATATGAATTACGGCACGCACGGCTCGGGCGGCGGTGACTCGCGCTTCGTGTATTATCACAACTTCAATATATGGGTGTACGTGACGACCCGCGTCGTGCTCGACAACGCGATGCGACTCGCGGCGAGCGGCGCCGGTGTGTATCGCGAGAAGTACGAGCGCGGGTTGCGTAAGCGTGAGCGCGTCGAGACGTCTCACCCGGCGAGCATGCTCATCGAGAGCCCGAACTCGGCGCAAACCTTTCCCGAGTTCGTCGAAGAGGTCTTGCTCAACGATATGCTCTCGGGCATGTTCTACATTAAGAAAGAGATGAGCATACGACCGCGCGAGATGTGGAGTCTTCGAGCGACGCGTTGCCGGGTGATACCGGGCACCGGCAAGGTGCTCGACAAGAATAAGCGGCCGATGTATTACGACGGTTTTGTGTACGACGAAGACAAGCCGAGCCGGGTCATCTTCTCGCCCGACCGTATCTCGTACGGCAAGCGCGCGAACCCGATGAACGAGTACGTCGGCATGAGCCCGTTCTTTGCGGCGCGCAATTCTATAAATATTTTTCTCGCCGCGCAAAAATACAACATGAGTTTTTACGAGAACGACGCGACGCCCGGCGGGTATCTGCAAACCGACTTCGCCTTTTCGTCACCCGAGCAAGCGCAAAAATGGGCGCGGGTTTGGTTCAAGATGTACGGGGGCGGCGCGAACCGGCACAAGGTCGCGGTGCTCGGCAACAACCTCAACTTCAAGACCCTCACCCCGTCGCATAAAGACATGATGTTCGGCGAGCAGATGAAACAGGTGCGCGACGAGATAGCGGCCGCCGGGGGTGTGCCGTCGATATATCTCAACGATACCGACAAAGCAAATTATGCAAACCTTCGCGAGCATGAAAAACTTTTATGGCGTCGCACGATGATACCGGTGACCGACCGCGTGAAGTACCGCATCAACCGCGACATCATGACCGAGTTCGACGAGGGCGACGGGTGGCGGTACGTTCTCGACCTCGACCTTTCAGTCATCGAGGCGTTGCAAGAGGACATCGACAAGCAAGCGAACGCCGACGCCCGCAAAATATTCTCTTCGGTGCGTACGCCCGACGAGATACGAGAACGCGACGGGCTCGCACCGTACGAGAACGGTATCGGCTCGGTGCCGGTGATACAGGGCGCGATGGCGAAACTCGAAGACGTCGGTGCGGTGTACGCGAAGACACCGCCGCCGGAAAAAGGACAAGCGGCATCGGGGCGTCGCTCGTTACCGGCGGCGTCATATAAACACGTTTACGCGAACGAAGACGAGAGGCGTGCGCTTTGGGAGTCGACCCGCGACCTCGTCGAAGACTACACCGACGACTTCAAGGTTCTGATTGCCAAAGCGTTCGCGATGTTCGAGGCCGAGATGCTCGACAACCTCGACGCGGCGAAGGGCGTGAAGGCACCGCTCGACGCCGACGCGATAGTGTACGACCTTGAGCACTCGCGCGCAATACTCACGAAGTCGGCGCACCCGTTTTATCAGAACGCGACCGAGCGCGGCGGCGAGCGCGTCATCGAACTCGTCGACTCGCCGGTGCCCTTCGACATGACCGACTCGAACGTCGTGAAGTTGCTCGACGCTCGCAAGCAACGGTTCGCCGAGCGCATCATCGAAGGCAAGTGGAAGACGATGAAGACGTCGCTCGAAGCGGGCATCAAGAACAGTGAGACGATACCCGAACTTGCCTTGCGCGTTGAGGCCGAGATGGGGCGCGTCATCAACAACGCGGCGACGATAGCACGCACCGAGGTCTTGCCGTCGTTCCACGAGGGACAACTCAACGGCATGAAGCAAAGCGGCGTCGTCAAGGGTAAAGAATGGTTGCCCGCGTACACGGCGATGACTCGACCGGGGCACTACAATGCCGAGCAAGTCGTCGCGATTAATGAAGCGTTTTTTGTAGCACCCGACGCCGCCGGGGCGTACGGTGAAGACTTAGAATATCCCGGCGACCCGAGCGGCATGGCAGAGAATATTATCAATTGTCTTTGCGACATGTTGCCGGTCGTCGAGTGAAAGGGGCGAAGATGAAACTCAAGACATTTGAGTGTCACGCGCAATTAAACCCGACGCGCACAATCGACACCGACGACAAGTTGTTCGTCGAGGGTTGGGCGTCGACGAAGAACATCGACCGGTACGTCGAGGTCATCACGCCCGAGGCGTTCGCTTCGACCGTCGAGTCGTTCAAGGCAAACCCGGTGCTCTTGTTTCAGCACAAGCACGACCGGCCGATTGGCGCGGTGACCGAGTTGTCGATTGACAAGAAGGCCGGGCTTTGGGTCAAGGCGTTCATCTCGAAGGCGAACGGCGTGAGTGACATCGCGACGTTGATACAAGAGGGCGTTCTTCGCGCTTTCAGTATCGGCTTTCGAGAGAAGAGCGCGGGCAAGGTCGACGAGATTTATACAATCACCGACCTCGAACTATACGAAATAAGTGTCGTGTCGATACCGGCGAACCGCGAGAGCCTCTTCTCGATTGCCAAAGCGTTCGAGCACGGCACCGACCTCGTGACACCGATGAGCGCAAGAAACATTGAAGAGCGCGCGGCCGACGAAGAGCCGAGCGACGACATTGAAAACCCCCCCGATAAAAATGTGCCGTCTTCACCGGGCGACGGCGTGACAGACCGAGAACTCGAACTCAAGGCCGAACTCGAACGGGTCGAAGAGAAGCACGCACGCGAGAAAGTCGAGCGAGGACTCGACAAGATAGCACGCGCCGCGAGCAACCTCTTCAAAGCGAAAGACAAAGCAAGTGGATAACGACGAAAGAATCGAGAAGACTCTCGGCATCATGAAAGAAGTCGAGAAGAGAGTCGAAGACTTCGAGGCGGGCTTCGTCTCGAAAGAGACTTTCAAAGGTGAGGTCGGCGCACTCATCGAAACGGCGATGACGAACGAACGCGAGCGACAGGCCGAAGAGCGCACGCGTGAACTCGACTTCGCCGCGCCCGAGATGCCCGGCGGCGGCGACCTTTGCGTGCGTCACCTCTCGGCCGTCGAGAGAGCGACGACCGTGAACGACCGCAACGAGGCGGCCGCGTACGCGCTCACGTTCCCGAGCGGCAACGCGAACGTCGAGAGACTCAAAGAGGTCAACGACGACCTCGCTATCGCCCACGCGTACCTCACCGTCGCGAGAGCGAACGGCAAGGCGACGAACTACCGGGGCATGGAGTCGTTGCCGATGTGGGACGAGTTCAAAGAACTTCGCGACGCGGTTCACGGCTCGGTGCGTACACCGATGTCGACCGGCGGCGAGGGTGCCGATTGGATTCCGACCGGCATGTCTTCGAGCGTCATCAAACTCGAAAATCTCGAAGGCGAGATTGAGGGCTTGTTCGCTCACGTAAACATGCCGACGAACCCGTACGTCGACCCGCTCATCGCGACCGGCATCGCCGTGTTGCCGACTATCGTCACCGAACAGACCGGGCTCACGAACCCGGCCGACGAAGTCAATCAGTCACTCGTTGACGGCAAGACAACGTACACCGCCGTGCCGACACGGTCGCGCGTCATCACCTCGATGATACTCAACGAAGACAGCATCTTCGACGTCATCGGCGAGATAAAGACCGAACTTCGCACGATGCAGTTCCGAGGCGTTGAGACGTGCATACTCAACGGCGACAAAACCTCGACTCATCAGGACAGCGACACGCACGCGCTCGGCGCGACCGACGTGAGGAAAGTCAACTACGGGCTTCGCTACCTCGCGCTGAACTCGAACAGTGGCGCGTATGCTTCGAGCATCAACACGTTCACGTACGAGAACGTCATCGGGATACGTAAGACGATGGGCAAGTACGGCGCGAAGCCCGGCAACCTCGCTTGGATTTGCGGCGCCGAGACGTTCATCGACTTGCTCGTGCTCAAGGACGCGGGCTCAAACCTCGTGATGAAGACCGACAACCTCGGCGCGATACTTCCGTCGACGCCGGGCGCGGTCGGTTCAATCGCGGGCTCGGGTGTCGTCGTGAGCGAGCACATGCGTGAAGACCTCAACGCGTCGGGTGTCTTCGACGACACGACCGAGACTCAGACGGCGATTCTTTGCGTCAACAAAAAGGGCTTCAAGGTCGGCGACCGTCGCGCTATCACCCTCGCGGGTGAGTATTGGGCGACGAGTGACCAGATGAACCTTGTCGCTTTCCGTCGTTGGGACTTCGAGCCCGTCTTCAAGACGAGCGCGGCCGAACTCGGCACATACGCGAACGTCGCTATCGGGTACAACAAGACGACTTGATGATTGTCGAGTCGACAGTTCTCGCCGGGGCGGCACCGCGTCGCCCCGGCACCCTTCAAACCGGGAGAGTGAGAGATGGCGAAGAAACTATTTTTCAAGAGGCATTGGCGCGGTGACGGCAAGAAGTTCGTCGTCGGCGAAGAGTGCCCCGAAGCCCTCGCGAAGCACCTCAAGAAAGTCGGCGAGTTCGACTTCGTGCTCACCGAGGTCAACCCCGTCGAGCCCAAGAAGACCGAGGGCGACGACGAGACGAAAGACATCGAGGGCGACAAGAGCGACAAGAACATCAAGGTCGACGAGGTCACAAAAAAGTAAGCGGCCGCCCGATGTCCTCGGGCGATTATAACAAGTGGACGGGTCGAACGATGCGAAAGGGGCGACGATGAAACGATACAAATTTGCGGCGGCCGTGTTCGGGGCGACGATGCTCTTGCTCATGGCCGCGCTCTTCGCGGGGGCGGCGGCTCAGACGTTGACCTCGACGGTCACGAACCCGCACGGCGGCGGGTGGTGTTACGTTTCGGCGGTGCCTCGCAACGCGCCCTTGTCGGGGGTAAGTTCGTACACCGCTCTCGAAGAGTATGAGAACGATAGCGGGTTCAATTACTTCGCATGTGCTTACGAGGTGACGCTCACGGTCAACGCCTCGTCGACTTTCATCTTGTATTTCAATTGGAGTGCCGACGGTACAACGTGGCATCGGGGCGACTTCCGATTGTGGACGGGGAGTGCGACGTCGAGCGACACAAAAGTCGACCTCTTCGCGTCGGGGGTGACGGGCACGGTGAGCGGCTTTTGTATAGTCGCCCCGTACAACGCAAGCCCGACGACGCCGGTCGTCAAATACTTCCGTTGGGAGTTCCGAGAGAACGGTGCCGACATTGAGGGCACGTATTCCTTCGATATGATAGCGGCGCGCCGGTGAGCGACCACGTCGCAACGATATGCTCGCGGTTGACCGCGCACGCAACGCTCTCGAAAGAGATGACGGCGGCCGGGTTCGTTCCCGACGCGGCCGTGTGCGGCGTGGTCATCACCGACAAGCAAAGCGTCGTCGCGACGCGGCACTCGGCCGGTCGCTTCGGCGCGGTCGTCGACGAGAGCCCGGTGCCGGTGACCGAGCCGGTCGTGTCGGGCATCGGCCTCTCGAAGTATTACGACCGCATGGAACGTATTTGGCTCGTTACCGTTTCGTGGTCGACCGATGTCGCCTGCAAGGGTCGCGTCGATTGGCGAGTACACTCGTCGCCGGGGTCGTGGAACGCGGGCGCGTACGAGTCGACGTTCAAAACCTCGCATGTCGCGGCGACGACGATGCGATGCACGTCGGGCAACTCGTACGACGTACTCATCAAGTCGCTCGTTGTGGGCGGCGATGAGTACGACGAAGCAATTTTTACCATTGAAATAAACGGGGACGGCGACCCCGAGTTCGAGGTGTGAGAAATGGAACATCGAGAAAATAAAATTATCATGTACCTCGGCGACTTCGGTCACGAGATAAACTTTTTCTTGCGCGACGCCGAGGGCGCGAAGTTCGCGGTCGACGACGGCGAAGACACGGTCGCGTTCGAGCATTATCTCGACGGCGCGGCAAGCCCGACGAGCGTCGAGTCGAACGTCGAGGTCGACCCCGATGACACCGGCGACACCTCGCACGTACGGTACACGATACAAGAAGGCGACCTCGACGCCGCCGGTACATATTGGTGTCGCTTCGCGGTGAACAATATGCGTTGTTACCCCGAGGCGATGATTGTCGTCAAGGCACTTTGCCCGAGCGGAGAGTAATACAATGAGCGCACCCGAAATACTGGCATACACGATACTCAAGAAAGACGAGGCACGCGACTCGCTCGAAGTCGGTGACACCGGCGACGAGGTGAACACGATGCTCGCGGTCATCAACGGCGTGACGAGCGCGTTCGAGTCTTACGTCGGTCGGCACTTCATGACGCGCACGACGACAGAAGAGACGTTCGCCGGTGACGGCACGAACCGGTACGAGGTCAACAACTCGCCCGAGGTGACGAGCATCGTCGACGGGTCGGTGTACACGAGCGTCGACAACGGCGATACATGGACACAAGTACCCGACGCGAGCGTCAAGTTCTCGCCCTCGGGTGAGGTCTTTCTCGATGACGGGTACTATTTTCCGCGAGGCTTTCAGAACTGCAAACTCTCATACGTCTCGGGGTTCAAGAGACAGGGCGACACGTCACCGTCAAATGCAAAAGATTTGCCCGACGAGTTGCGTGTCGCCGCCTTGATATATCTCAAACATCTTTGGAAGACAATGCGCGCGAAGGGTGCCCGCGAGGCGTCGACATCGTTCGACGGGCAGACGGTCACGTACCGGGTCGAAGACATGCCGGTCGAGGCGAAGGCGATACTCAAGAAATACCGAGAGGCGAGGTTCGGATAATGCGAGCGGCGTTTGCGTTGATAGTCAAGAAGGGCGACCGCATCATGCCCCCGAGCGAGTTCTCGACGAGGCTCGCGCTCGCGAGCAAGATGTACCGGGTCGGCATGCGGCGCGGTACGGCGAAGGCGGGCAACCTCGTCAAGCGGTCGGCGAAAAAGAACGTCACCGGCGGCAAGGGCGGCGGCGTCTTGAACGTACGCACGAACCTCGGGCGCGGGTCGATTACCTCGCGCGTCGAGCCCACACCTCGCGGCTATCGCGCCGTCGTCGGGGCGAGCACTTTCTACATGCTCGTGCACGAGAAGGGCATGGTGATACGAGCGCGCAACGCGCCGTTTATGCTCTTCAAATACAAGGGCAAGTTCATGAAGGTCAAGAAGGTCACGATACCGAAGCGCGAGTGGTTGCGCCCGGCGTTTGAAGAGAACCGGCGCAAGATAGTAAATTGTTTTGACGACGAGGTCGCGACGGCATTTATAAAGGCGGGTTTGATGTGAGCATATACTCGAACGTGAAGGCGAACATAATCACGACGCTCAAGGCGGTCGACGGCGTTCGCCGCGTCATCGACAACATCAAACTCTTCGACGAGGTCGACATCTCGGTCATGCCTCACGTAATGGTAATACCGTCGACCGAGGACATCAACAACGTCGCGTCGGCGCGCGTATCGGAATCGACGGCGGGGTTCGACATATACCTATACCTCGCGCGGCACGAAGAGGTCGAAGACTACGTCGCCGCGTTTCGCACCGCCCTCATGACCGACCGAGGTCGCGGGCAATCCGGCACCGTGCTCGATACGCGTGTCGTGCAAATAGAACGCGATGACGTCGGGCTCGTGTACCCTCGCGGGCTCGTTATTTTCAAGGTTGAAGTTGATTACAGGCAGAGCGATAATTAACGTAGAAAGGGGCGACGATGAGACTTGAATACGTTGGGCGTTTTTCGGCGGTGAGTGTCGACGGTGTCGGGCGCGTTGCGCGCGGCAAGGCCGTCGACTTTCCCGACGCCCTCGGGGAGTCGTACCTCAAGCGACACCCGAACGAGTGGAAGAAGGCCGCGCCCGCGAAGGCAAGCGGCTCGGGCAATAAAAAGGGCACCGGCGAAAGGGGTAAGAAATGACGGGGCTCGGATATAATTCATGGGTATCGTTCTCGGAAGAGAGCGTGTACGGAACGCCGACCGGGACGGACGAACAGTATGTCGAGATTGTCGAGGAAGGGCTCGGTCTTGAGATGGCCGTCGAGCCTCGGTCGTCTCTTCACGGCGCGAGTCACCGCAAGACTCTCACCGGCGTCAAGAAAATCGGCGGCGACGTCAAGGGCGAGATGCTTTACGAGGGGTGGCTCTTGCCGATAAAGCACGGCATGGGCGGGTACGCTTTTGCCGCCGACTCACCGGTCGAAGACGCGAACCTTCACACGTTCACCCTCACCGACGCGTTGCCGACCGGGCTCTCGGTCGAAGTGAGCAAGGGCAACGTGCCGACCGGCGACGTGTTCTTGTACGCGGGTTGCAAGGTCGACGCGCTCGACTTCCAGTTCACGACCTCGCAGATAATGAACATCGCCGTGTCGCTTCTCGGGCAGAGCGAGACGACCGACGGCGCGGCAAGCGGCACGCCGTCGTACCCCGACGACTACCCGGTGTTATGGCGCGAGTGGAACTCGACGATGACCTTTTGCGGCGAGTCGGTGAGCGAGTTCGTCGGCGGCAACATCAAGGTCGAGAATAGTCTCTCGCGCGACCGCTTTCTCATGCACGACACGCTTCGCTCGCCGGTGAGAGGCGACCGGCGAAACGTCGGCGGGTCAATCAAGATGGAGTTCGCCGACCTTGCGCTCTATAGCAAGTACACGGCGGGCACGACGGGCACGATGTCGTTGACCTTTCAGTCGAGTTATTTCATCACCGGCTCGACGCCGTTCTCGATGACCTTCACGTTGCCGAAGGTGCAACTCTTACCGACGCCGACGCCGAAAGTGTCGGGCGCGGGCGTCATCGAGATGGACTTGCCTTTTATCGCGTTGCATGACGGCGCGACGACCGACGCGTTGATAGTTGCTATCACCTCGGGCGAGGCGACACTTTAATCAAGGGAGAGAAGACGATGAAACAGACTGTCGCGCAAGTAATACGGGGGCGCAACCGGAAGACCTTGACGCTTCCCTCGGGGCTCGTGATTGAGATACGCAAACTCATGCCGGTCGATTTTATGGCGGCGACGCAAGCGATACCGGCGACGGCCGTCGAGCAAGCAAGGGGCAAGGGCACGCCCGAAGAAAAAAAGGCGCGTGCCCTCGTCGAATTGCAACGCGAGATGACCGCGCACCCCGAGAAGTTTCGGGGCTTTTATGAGGCCGTGCTCGTCGCGGGCGTAGTCGTGCCGACGGTCTTGCCGCGAGGGCAAGAGGCCGAC